GATGTTGGGGATTGGAATTTCTGTCCTAACTGTGGAGAACCAATGGAGGGAGGCGCAGAAAATGCGGCTGATTGATGGTGATACCTTGTGGGAAAAGCTCGACGACGAGCCGTGGTACGATAACGCAGATAGGGACGAGATTGCTTTGCCCATTGTGGCCGCCGCCCCCACAGTGGACGCTGTGGAAGTGGTGCGGTGCAAGGAGTGCAAGTACAGTTGCAAAGATGGAAATGGACGTTCCTGCGAAGGCTATTGGTATGAGCTGAGCGAGTACGATGTCACAGTAAAGGACGATGACTTTTGCAGCTATGGAGAACGGAAGGACTATGATTAAAGACAGCGGAGAAAGAACCAAGTTTCCAAGCGGAGCGCTCCGGGATATGCACACGGGCAAGGGACGGATGGATTTGCTCCCTTGGTTGGCTATCATGGAAGTGTCGAAGCACTGCGAGGCGGGTGCTTTGAAATACGGGGAGCATAATGTCGATAAAGGAATCCCAACCCACAGTCTGTTAGATTCCGCCATTCGCCACGCAGCAAAATATTTGGCGGTCTATGTAGACGAGCCGCACCTTGTAGCTGCAGCGTGGAACCTACTGTGGGCGATCGAGATGGAGATTGTCCATCCTGAATGCGTGGACACTCCGTGGAGGGCAGCCGATGGCGAATAAAGACGCAATGCTGGAAGCCTTGGAGGAAATCGAGAACGGTATGTGCCGCATTAAGGAGCGACGGAGCATTTGGCAGAATAGCCTTGTATATGCACTCTGCCAAGCTGTGCGGCTGCTTCTGATGGACAAGATCAAGGAGGGACGGAAATGAGAATTGACGGCAAAACCCTGCCCAACAACCCCATGAAAGCGTACCAGCAGGGAAAGCTGATAGGGACAAAGCAGAATATGGATTTGGTATCCGAAGTGCTGCTTACAAAGTTTGGATTCCATGTGCTGGAGGAAACGCCGGACAGCCACGACACCATGAGCATTGAGTATCTGCAAAAGTGCCTTGTGAAGCTGGAGAATGCAAAGAACAGCGGCTATGTGACCAAGAAAGACATTGCGGACGCTCTGCGGATCGACTACAAACTAATCAACAACGCAGAGTGAGGAGGCGGTCATGAGTCGAAAACAAAAACTGCCGTATGATGTGCGGCTTGAGTGCATCGCCTATGTCAGAGGTTATCCCCGGAGAGTACAGGCATACAACGATGCGCGGAGCGAGATACTGAGCGGCGGAAGCAGTGCAACAGAGGGTATGCCCCGATCACCCAGCATTGGTAGACCGGCAGAGAGCAAGGCGGAGCAGCTTGCCGCCATAGAAAACTGGCCGGAAACCAAGAAAATGCGGGCTGTAGAATACGCCATAGACCGCTGCGGGCTGGATTTGGAGAGCGAGAGCGTCCGAAAGCAGCTTACACAGGGGATCATGCGCAACTGTCAGGGCAAGCACAAGTATTCTCGAAGTAGGATCATCGTGCCGGGGATAAGCGAGCGGACATTCAGCAGGAGAAAAGAGCAGTTTTTGCTTGACATAGCCATATATTGTGGTTTTGCAGAGAAAGTTGGCACAAATTCCACCTAATGATGTGCTACAATAGGTACAGTGGATGATAAGGCATAGCCATCCACCCGTCTTTCCACTCAACCCGTTTCCTCCATCTTATGCGCCGCCGGTATTGGGCGCACCTTCTGGCACCGCAAGGTCATACCGGCACAAACAGCCTGTAGGGAAACCTATGGGCTGTTGTCATATGCCGTGCGCTCGTTGCACCCCGCGATCAGGGGCGGGAGGTCGCACCTCCCACACGGCACAAACAGGACCCCTCGCACCTCTCAACGATGTGACCCAGAGGGGGCATATGCGGCATAGGTGCCCCGTAAGGGGAGACCACAGCGAGTGACGGGGACTTTCCCTGAAGCGCTAAAGCAGGGCAGGACTGCAATGCCATCTCATCCCGGCCAGCGGGCGAGGAAGCGCAAAAAGCTAAGTGTCAGGAGGTCGGCAGAAATGTGACGTACTGACGGCTGGTAGGAAGGCGCAGCGCAGCCGGGAAAGACTAGCAAACATAGGGGCGAATGTTCCAAGGATGGCGAGGCGGTCTCCAAAACCGCTTGGGTGGGTTCGATTCCCAACCGTCCCTGCCAGATGTATGCCCTTCGGGGCGGGTAAAGTCTGCTATGTAAGGCCAAGGGGTGGGGGCCGGTAGCAAAATAATGTTAAGAGGTTATGCAGAATGAAAAAATATATCGGCATGAAAATCATTGAGGCGACCCCCGCTATTCGCAAGGGCTGCAGAGTCTATGAGAAAGACCAGCCCATCCCCAAGAGCATGGCCCCTGATGAGGAGGGCTATAAGATCTGCTACCCGGACGGGTACGAGTTCTTTAGCCCGAAGGCGGAGTTCGAGGCTGAATATCGTGAAATTGACTGCCTGAGCTTTGGCCTTGCCATTGAAGCAGCGAAAAAAGGGAAGAGAATTGCCCGCCGCGGATGGAATGGCAAGAATCAGTATGTCGAGCTTGCGGAGCGAATCAGCTATGAGAATGCTGCGCATGAGGTGATCAACGCCATTCACGAAGCTATCGGCAACAAAGCGCTTGCTTTTGTCGGCACATCCGGCGTGCAGCTCGGCTGGCTGGCATCGCAGGCGGATATGCTTGCCGATGATTGGATGATCGTGGAGTAAATTACTACCGGTAGCAAAACGAAAGGGAGTGAGCGCATGGCTGGCGGAGCGCCAAGGAAATGGAAAAGCGTAAAGGCAATGCAAAAAGCCATTGACGCTTATTTTGAGAGCTGCAAAGGGGAACCGATTATTGGCGACGATGGACAGCCGCTGATGGATAAATACGGCAACGTCATTCTGATAGGGCAGAAGCCGCCCACGATAACGGGGCTTGCGTTGGCGTTGGGGTTTACGGGCAGACAAGCGCTGATCGATTATCAGGCGCGGCCTGAGTTCGCGGACACGGTTACGCGCGCGAAGTCCCGCTGCGAGGAATACGCCGAATCCCGGCTGTACGATAAGGACGGTGCCAATGGCGCGAAATTCTCGCTTGGCTGCAATTTCGGCTGGCGGGCTACGGAAGAAAAGGCGGAGACGGCGGCAGGCGGCATTGTGCTGCTGCCTGCGGTGATGGATACGCCGAAGCCGCCGGAGGATGAGACGTGAAAGGCCAGACGGTGATCTGGCAGCCGCAGCCGAAACAGGCCGCGTTCATGAGCCGGTTTGAGGACGAGGCACTGTATGGCGGCGCTGCCGGAGGCGGCAAAAGCGACGCACTGGTGATGGAGGCCCTGCGGCAGGTGGACATTCCCTATTACCGTGGGCTGATTGTACGGAGGACCTATCCACAGCTGGAGGATCTGATTGGTAAAACGCTGCGGCTGTATCCAAGCATCTATCCGGGTGCAAAGTACAACGATAGCAAGCACGTCTGGAAATTCCCTTCGGGAGCCGTGGTGATCTTCGGCTCCCTGCCGCACGTCAAGGACAAGTACAACTACCAGGGCAAGCCGTATGACTTCATCGGCTTTGATGAGCTGACGCAGTTTCCCTATGAGTTGTATGACTACCTGACGCACTCACGAAACCGGCCTAACGGTCCGGGGACCCGCGTTTACTCACGCGCCACGGCGAACCCCGGCGGCGTGGGGCATGGGTGGGTCAAGGAAATGTTTATCACGGCGGCTCCGCCCATGCAGACGGTATGGAAGCAGGTCAAGGTGCAGACACCTGATGGGATGCAGTCCAAGTGGAAGTCCTCGGTGTTCGTGCCGTCCACGGTGTTTGACAACCAGGCACTGCTGGACAATGACCCGGACTACATATACCGGCTGGCCAGTATGCCGGAAGCGGAGCGGAACGCCCTGCTGTACGGAGACTGGGACAGTTTCTCCGGCCAGGTATTTACGGAGTGGCGGAATGACCGGGCGCATTACAGAGACCATATCAAGACCCATGTTATTGAACCCTTCCGTATCCCGGAAAACTGGAATGTGTGGCGGGCGATGGACTGGGGCTATACGCGGCCCTTCTCCGTGGGCTGGTACGCCGTGGATCAGGACCGGCGACTTTACCGCATCCGGGAGCTGTACGGCTGCACGGGAACGCCCAATGAGGGCGTGAAGTGGACGCCGGACCATGTGGCGGAGGAAATACGCCGCATTGAGCGGGAGGACCCCAATTTACAGGGTCGCACTGTGCGGGGCGTGGCAGACCCGGCTATCTTCGGCAACAGCGGCACGGAAAGCGTGGCGGCGGTGATGGAGCGCAAGGGCGTGTTCTGGGAGGCAGGACAGCATGACCGGCTGAACGGCAAGATGCAGATCCACAACCGGCTGGCCTTTGATAGGCAGGGCATCCCTATGCTGTATGTGTTCGACACCTGTAAGCATTTCATCCGGACGGTGCCGAACCTGGTATACAGCGAAACAGACGTTGAGGACGTGGACACCGACGGCGAAGACCATATTTATGACGAGTGCCGGTATATGTGCATGGAATACCCTGTGGCGCAGACTATCCGCATCCCGGCGGCGGTGAAGCCGTACAGCCCTCTGGACGCGGACGAGCCGGAGGACCGGGATTACGCATGGTTCCGGAAATACTGATGGAGGACGTATGGACAGACAGGACTTATTCAATAAGGCAATGGGCATGGGGCTTGGAAGTCTCATGCCGCAGCTGCAGCCGCAGCCCGCAGGGCAGATGTCCACCGGGGATGCAATCAAGGTGGACGATATCCGCAAGGCGGCGGAGACGGTGCGGAAGTACAAGGACGGAAAGAGCCTGTTGGAAAACCGTTTGAAAGAGGATGAGCTGTGGTATCGGGTGCGGCACTGGGAAGCGGTGCGGAAGAAGTTCAACCCGGATGTGCCGGAGCCGTCCTCCGCATGGCTGTTCAACGCCATCACCAACAAGCACGCCGACGCTATGGACAACTACCCGGAGCCGAACGTGCTTCCGAGAGAGGCAGGAGACCAGCAGGAGGCCAAGAAGCTGTCATCCATTCTCCCCTGCGTCATGGAGGCGGCGGAGTTTGAGGAAGTGTATGCAGATGCCTGGTGGGGCAAGCTGAAGCACGGTACCGGCGCGTATTTCGTCGGGTGGGACCCGGAGAAGGAAAATGGGCTGGGCGACATTGATATCCACGATCTCGACCTGCTGGACGTTTACTGGGAGCCGGGGATCAAGGACATTCAGCAGAGCCGGAACCTGTTTATCGCAGGCGTGGCGGAGACGGCGGATCTGGAAGCGCGGTTCCCGCAGTACAAGGGCAAGCTGGAGACGGCCACGCCGGATGACTACGCCTACTCTTACGATCCCAATGTGGACTGGACGGGGAAGTGTCTGGTGTGGGACTGGTACTACAAGAAGAAGGACCTGACCGGGAAGACGCTGCTGCATTACTGCAAGTTCTCCGGCGACTGCATCCTGTATGCCAGTGAGAATGACGCCAACTATGCTGAGCGCGGCTATTATGACCACGGCCTGTATCCGGTGGAATTCGACACCATGTTTCCGGAGGCTGGGACGCCGTATGGGTTCGGCATGATTGCCATCTGCAAGAACCCCCAGCTTTACATTGACAAGCTGGGCCAGAACATTCTGGAGCGCAGTCTGCTGGGCACCAAGACCCGGTATCTGGCATCCGAGCAGGCAGGCATCAATGAGGATGAGCTGAAAGATGCAAACTGCGCCATCGTGCACAGCGCGCTGCCGAGACTGGACAGCGATCATTTACAGCCCATCGTGCCGCCCTCTCTGGAGGGGAACTACATCGACGTTTATCAGCTAAAGATCGACGAGATGAAGGAGACCAGCGCCAACCGGGACATGAACAGCGGCGGGACCTCCGGCGTGACGGCGGCAGCGGCCATTGCGGCCCTGCAGGAGTCCGGCAATAAGGTGAGCCGTGACATGATCCAGGGCAGCTACCGGGCATACCGGAAGGTGTGCTCTCTGGTAATCGAACTGATCCGTCAGTTTTATACGGAGACCCGCACCTTCCGCATTTTAGGCGAGGGCGGGCAGATGGAGTTTGTGGACTTCAATAACGCCGGAATGCAGGATCAGCCGGTGGCGATGCCGGGGAACGCGGCGCAGATGTTCCGGCGTCCCGTGTTCGACTTGAAGATCAGACCCCAAAAGCGCAGCCCCTTCACCATTGAAGCCCAGTATGAGCGGGCAAAGGAGCTGTACGGACTTGGATTCTTCAATCCGGAGAACGCCCAGCAGAGCATCATTGCCCTGTCCATGATGGACTTTGAGGGCAAGGAGCAGATCCTGCAGCAGGTGCAGCAGGGGCAGACGCTGTTGAATGTGGTACAGCAGCTCCAGCAGCAGCTGGCCATGTTCCAGGCGGCGGCAGGCATGAGCGTGGAGCAGCCGGGATACCAGAGCCAGACCGGACAGAGCGGCGGTCCGACCATTGCACAGGCCCGTCAGGACGCCATCAGCGCCAACAAGAAGAGTTACGGCGAACGGCTGGCTGAGAGGAGCAGGGCATGACCCGTGTTTACGCCAGCCGACAGGGAGACCGGTTCCGGCTGGAATGCCGGGGCCATGCCGATTACGCGGAGAGTGGGAAGGACGTGGTATGTGCCGCCGTCTCCGCGATCTGCCAAACGCTTTACCTCTGGTGCAAAAACACCGGCGGCATGACGGTAGAGGATGAGACCATGGGACCGGGCGTATTCATGCTGACGGCTAGAGGACCCTGCGGGGAGCCGTGGAAGGCTGCCGTGCTGGGGCTGATGAGTTTAGAGGCGGGATACCCCGCCCATATACGGGTGGATGCCCGGAAATTTGATTTGTGTTCCAAGCCGCAGACGCGGCAAGAATGATAAAGGAGCAAGCGTATGAAACACTTTTTTGTCAAGGCGATGTGCCTGTTTCTGTTCGATGGCGGCGCTTCCGGGGCGTCCGGCGGAGCAGGAGAGGGCGGAGCCGAGACGGGCGGGACCAATGGCGGGCCTGACGTCGCCCAGCAGGCCAAAACGGGCGAGGTAGTCTACGGAAAGCAGACTGCGGCTCCTGACGCCGGGGAGCAAAACCAACGCGCATCCTTCAAGGATTTGATCAACGGTGACTATAAGGCGGATTTCGACGCCGAGGTACAGCGGATCGTAGGCGAACGGCTGAAAAAGGTAAAGGATCAGGGCCGCATCGTGGCGGATCAGGGCAAAGCACTGAACGCACAGCAGCCCATTCTGGACGCCCTGTCTCTTCGCTACGGTACGGCACCCGGCGACATTGAAGCCCTGCGGTCGGCGGTAGATCGGGACAATTCTCTCTGGGAAAAGGCTGCGGAGGAAGCCGGTATGAGCGTGGAGCAGTACCGGCAGTATCAGCAGATGCAGCAGGAGAACGCACGGCTGAGAGCGGCACAGGAGGACTATTACGCCCGTCAGCGCAGCGAACAGCAGCTGCACTCGTGGATGGATCAGGCGGAGGCCATGAAGCAGGACCCCCTGCTGGCAGACTTCGACCTGCCCACCGAGATCAACACCAATCCCGATTTCCTCGCCTTGCTGCAAAGAGGCGTCAGCGTGGAGCAGGCATACAAGGTCCTGCACATGGATGACTTTCTCAGCAAGGCCACGGCACAGGCGGAGAAGACCGTAACGGACAATATCCGCGCCAGAGGGGCAAGGCCGCAGGAGAACGGAGCCGCGCCTAAGAGCGCCGTTGTTGTGAAGGATGATGTTTCCAAACTAACCCCGGCAGACCGGGCGGAGATCGCCAGACGGGCTGCGATGGGGGAAACCATCACTTTTAACTGACAACAACAAGGAGGCTACTCTATGAACACTCTGTTTATGTTCCCTATGTTCGTGCAGATCTTCGCGGACATGAAGACCAACACCACTACCCAGACGGGCGAGGGCAAGGACCTGTCTGCGGAGATGAAGACCTATTACTCCGACTATCTGATCGACCTGGCAGAGCCGGAGCTTGTGCATGACCAGTTTGGCCAGAAGCACCCCATCCCCAAGAACGGCGGCAAGACCATTGAGTTCCGCCAGTATGATCCCCTCCCTGAGATGACCACCGCCCTTACCGAAGGCGTGACCCCTGACGGCCAGAGCCTGAACGTGAAGAAGCTGGAGGCCACCGTGAAGCAGTACGGCGGCTACGTTACCCTGTCCGATATGCTGATTCTGGCAGCTATCGACAACAACGTGGTGCAGGCCACCAAGCTGATCGCCTCTCAGGCCGGACGTACTCTGGACACCATCACCCGCGACATTCTGAACGCCGGTACCATTGTCCAGTATGCCGACGGCTCCGTGACTGCCCGCGCCAATCTGGTGGGCGGCAGCGCCACCGAGAGCGAGAACAACTATCTGACCGTGGATGCTATCAAGAAGGCCGTGCGCACTCTGGAGGCGCAGGACGCCCCCAAGATCAACGGCTACTATGTGGGCATCATCCACCCCAACGCCAAGTATGACCTGATGAAGGACCCTGAGTGGAAGAGCCCCCACGAGTATGTGGACACCGCCAACATCTACAAGAACGAGATCGGCGAGCTGTACGGCGTCCGCTTTGTGCAGTCCAGCCGCGCCAAGGTGTGGAAGGACGCTGCCAAGAACAAGGCCACCGGCACGGAGGTCGCCAACAAGCGGGACGTGTACTCCACCCTGATCCTTGCGGATGACGCCTACGGCATCACCGACATCTCCGGCGGCGGTCTGCAGCACATCGTCAAGCAGCTGGGCAGCGCCGGTTCCGGCGATCCCCTGGATCAGCGCGCCACCGTCGGCTGGAAGGCTACCAAGACGGCGGAGATCCTGGTCCAGCAGTACATGGTCCGTATCGAAACGACCGTCAGCGCCTGATAGGAGGACAGAATGAGCGAAGCTAAGAAGGTAACGGATCCCAATGAGGAGCTGGTAGAGTATACCGCACCTCTCATGGGCCGCACGGATTCCCGCGATATCATCGTGGGGGTCAACGGTGAGATCATCCGCATTATGCGTGGTGAGACTGTGCAGATCAAGCGGAAGTTCCTGCTGGTGCTGCAGAACGCAGAGAAACAGGAAATGGAAGCCTACAAGGCACAGATGGCGGCGCAGAAAAACAGCGCCAAGGCTTTGGCCGATATGTAACCCGATGCGGGCAGACGGTTTCCTGCCGTTTGCCCGCATTTTCTATGGAGGGCGTATGAATCGCATTATTTCACTGTCCGTTGAGGACATGTATATCAAATATACCGGGGAAGCGTTCGGAGCCACCGGCTCCCACAACGCCGTGACCCTGCGGATGACATTCGGCCCTGCATGGGAGGGCACCGCCAAGACGGCGTATTTCACCGATGCGCTGGGAAACACTTCCGTTGCGCTGGTGCTGGGGCTGGACACGCTGGTGGATGGAGCCTATGAAGTGGACGTGCCGTCCGAGGCGCTGAAAACCGCAGGCGTGGCGACCATTACCATCAAGGGCGTACTGGTATCCGGAGAGACCACCACAAAGGCCATCACCACGGCGGTGGGGCATTTCCGGGTATTGGATTCCGAATTGCCGGACAGTGCCGGAAACGCCGGGACCATCACACCCAGCGACAAAGACCAGCTGCAGGCGGAGATCGATGCGCTGGCGCCCATGTTCACGGCATACAAGGAGGCGGCGGAAACGGCAGCTTCCAACGCCAAAGCCAGCGAAACGGCAGCGGCGGCAAGCGCGGCAAGCGCCGCCGGGAGTGCCGGGGCGGCAAGCGAGAGCGCGAAGCAGGCGGAACAAGCGAGAAGCGGCGCGGCAGACAGTGCGGCGAGTGCCGCAGCCAGTGCGAAAGCCGCCAATGATTCCGCAAAAAGAGCGGAGAAGGCGGAAGTTGGCGCAAATGCCGCAAAATCGAAAATCGAAAATATGACTGTCGATGCGGAATCTCTGCCAGCCGGAAGCCATGCAACTGCTGAGAAAGAAAACTTTGATGATTCCTTCCATATTCATTTCGGGATCCCGGAGGGAAATGTTGGCCCCACGGGACCGCAGGGAATGCAAGGGATTCAGGGTCCGCAAGGAATTCAGGGAAATGACGGTGTGCAGGGACCGGAAGGAAAGCAGGGAGTGCAGGGACCCACCGGACCGAACGGGGCGCAGGGACCACAGGGCATTCAAGGCGAGACCGGTCCGCAGGGACTGCAAGGACCTGTAGGTCCGAGAGGACCGCAGGGCATTCAGGGTCCACAGGGTCCGGAGGGACCGGCTGGCGTTACGGTTCCTGCATCCGGGCTTTACGCCTTTCACGTGGATGAAAACGGGGACCTGATCCTTTCCTATACCGGGGGCGACGCCCCGGATTTTCGCATTGATGACAATGGCGATTTGATTCTGACGATTTAAGTGAGGAGTTGAGAATATGGCTACGGATATTCGCATTGGACATGTGGTCGGACCGCAGGGCGAACAGGGAGCTACTGGCCCGCAGGGTCCGGAGGGACCCATTGGACCGATTGGTCCTGCCGGGGAACAGGGTCCAACGGGTCCACAGGGACCTGCCGGAAAGCAGGGACCCACGGGACCACAGGGCGAACAGGGAATTCAGGGAGCAAAGGGCGAACAGGGACCACAAGGAGAACAGGGACCGCAGGGCGTTCAAGGTCCTGCCGGACCGCAGGGCATTCAGGGAAAAAGTGCATATGAAACGGCGAAGGATTCTGGATATGTAGGTGCGGAGAAAGATTTCAATAAAGCTATAAGCGAAATTCCAGACCATATGTCCAATACGGTAAAGCACATTACTGCCACCGAAAGAAAGAACTGGGACGGCAAGGCGGCAGGGAAACACGCAAGCCAGCATGGGAAGGACGGGGCAGACCCCATTACACCTACGGCCATCAGGGCAGTTGGCTATGACACGGCGCAGAGCCTATCCGACACGCAGAAGTCGCAGGCGAGGGGTAATATCAACGCCGCCCCCGGCGGGTTTGGGTGGGGAGACTCTTTGAGAAACGTACTCGCATCCGACACCGAAGATACCTATGAAACATACTGTGGCAAGCTTGATGCGTTACTTGCCGATATGCCAGACGGAACATCACAACTTATTTATACACGTGGTCCAGCTTCAACGGGCCAATATTCTGGGGCCGGGAATATCGTTGCCGTTCTATCAAAACTATTAGGTACAAGCGCATCACTGATTGGCATTTCGCCCGACCCGAGAGGCACTACCAATGGATTGTGGCGAATGTTAAAGGATAATGGGGTGTGGCAGCCCGTCGAATGGATCAATCCACCCATGGAGCTGGGCGTAGAGTACCGCACCACGGAGCGGTATCTTGGCAAGCCGGTGTATGCCAAGGTGGTGGATTGTGGGTCGTGTCCAGCGAGTGGTTTCAAAGATGTTGTGTACGGAGATACTGGCATAGTTTTACCCATTCGCTGCGAAGGAACATGGTCTTTTAACAATCGTTCAACAATTCCGTTCGAATCGACAGATACCGATCAACTACACATTGGCGCATTAGGCGGCATAATTCGGATCAAAACGGGCGGGAATGATTTCTCCAGCTACACATGTACAGCGACCGTGCATTATACCAAGACCACGGACTGACCATGGACTATTGCATTTGTTGCGGGGCAGTCATCCCCGAAGGCCGTCAGGTGTGCCCGCTCTGTGAGCGCAGCTGGCCAGAATTTTAATCTGCACGAAAACAAGTCGGACTTTTGACTTGCACGAAAGCAAGTCGGATTTAATTTAAAACGGTTGCACAGGCAACCGAAAAAATGAAAGGGGTATACATTATGGAAAAGAAGTTTGCTGAGATCATCAACGAGGGCTGCAAGAGCGGCAAGACCATCGAGGCTATCAACAAGGAGTTGAAGGAGGCTGGGGCCAACTTCCACCTGAATCCTGACGGCGGCGTGTCCAATTGGACGGAGGACGAAATGCGGGAGGGCTTTATCCCCGCCGAGACCGAGCCGGAGACGCTCCCTCAGACGCTGGATACCCGTCGCCGGGAGGATCTGGCGGGCACCGTCCAGATCCAGCGGATCGTCGGAGCCACCTATGAGGTGACCTATGATGAGGACGGTTACTTCATCAAGGCTTCTCGCATGTGACCACCGAAAGGAGGTACACTATGAACGCTTTACACATCAAAAATACGGTGTTGGCGGTGCTGGCTGTGGCTGGCTCCGCCATTGCCCAGGCACTTGGAGGTTGGGACGTGGCTCTCAAAGTTCTGATCTGCTTTATGGCGTTGGATTACGCCACGGGCTGGCTGGTGGCAGCGATCTGGCACAAGTCCGGCAAAAGCAAAACCGGGGCGCTGAGTTCTGACGCCGGGTTCAAGGGGCTGGCGAAGAAGTGTGTCATGCTGGCGCTGGTATGGATGGGGGCATTATTGGATCAGGCCACATCCAGCGACTTTGCCCGTGACGCTGTTTGTATGTTTTTCATCGCCAACGAGGGACTGTCAATTTTGGAGAATACGGCAGTAATGGGGATCCCCTACCCCGCCTTTATTAAAAATATGCTGGATGCCATTCGTCAGGCCAACGATCAGGGGAAACAGAATACGGAGGCTGACACATGAGCACGAGAGCGGGCACCGTCCCGCTCTCCGATCTCCAATTTTTGAAGATCTATTTCAACCGGAAGCGTCTCCGCTCCACCACGGCCAACCTGAAAAAGATGCTGGCGGAGGCGGGCGGGGACGCTATCTGCAATGGCTCCATTTTCCTGCGGAACCAGCAGCCCGCCTGCCACCTGAAAGCAGACGGCAAGGTACACAAAGCCCCGAACTACCGGGCATGGGCCGTAAGCTGGGACACCCCGGCGGACTTCGGCGTAAAGGCCGTGCCCAACGGAGACCGGAATTACATGGAGTGCGTTCACCTTATCATCGGCGGGAAGAAGATCAACCCCATCCACTGCGGAGCGGATATGCGCTACCGTGCGCCACGAACAGCCATCGGCACCAAGAACGGGCGGTTTGCCTACTATGTGAGCAAGGACCGGCGGACACCGGAACAGCTCCGTGACCTGCTATCGTCCTCCGGCTGGGACAACGCCATTATGATGGACGGCGGCGGGTCTACCTGCTTCATGGATTCGACAGGCAAGGGCTTTACCGGGGACGGGCGGGTGATCCCGTTCTTCCTCGTGTGGAAAAAGAAAAGCGGGGACGCATACGAGCCGGAAGGAGAGAAACCTATGGTAGAGATTAACGCCTATTCCAAGGCGAAGGACGGCGATAAGAAGCTGTCCACAAACTTTAAAGTGAAAGAATTTGCCTGCAAGGACGGCTCCGATGCCGTGCTGGTAGCGCCCCGGCTGGTGATGGTTTTGCAGAGCATCCGCAGCCACTTCGGCGCGGCTGTGACCATCAACAGTGGGTATAGGACGCCGCAGTACAATACCAAGGTCGGCGGCGTGGCCCACAGCCAGCACTGCTACGGCACGGCGGCGGACATTACCGTGCGGGGACAGAAGCCAGCAGCGGTGGCAGCCTACGCCAGACAGCTGATGACAGACTGGGGCGGTGTGGGCGTGTATGCAAAGCAGAATTTCACCCACATCGACGTCCGAGAAACCCGCTCGGATTGGGACGGATAAGGAGACACTATGAACAAAACCATTTCAGAGGTCATCGCCCAGACGCAGGCGGTACGGCCTGACCTCTACACGGATGAACAGATCACCGGCTGGCTTTCTGAATTGGACGGGCAGCTGAGCGTGGAACTGCTGAAAACGGACCCGGTATCCTATTCGTGGCCGGAGGACGCCGGAACGGAACTGCTGGTGCCCCATCCGTATGACCGCCTGTATCACTTGTATGTAATCGCTATGATCGATCTATACAATCGGGAAACAGAACTGTACACCAATGACATGGTCGTGTTCAACAGCGCCATGCAGGAATACCGAAGCTATTACCGACGGACGAACCGACCGGCAGCGGACGGGAATTGGTTCAAGACCATGTAAGGAGGGGCTATGTATCTTCCAAGTCTGAAATACGCGGAGCAGAAAACGAAACAGCAGATCGTAGAGTTTTTGGGGATCAATTTCTCCGACAACTTTACGGACGGGAATTTTTCTGCCTGCCGGAACCTCTCTACCCGCAGGTATCCCTATCTGTCTACACGGCTGCGGCGGCTGCCGGTGGGGGACTATGTGTCCCCTACCGCCGTGACCGCATGGAACAAGCTGGTGGTGGTGGACGGTACGAGCCTGATCTATGACGGCAATGTGGTTGGGACAGTGACGGCAGGGGAAAAGCAGTTTGCCGTGGTCAACACAAAGCTGGTGATCTGGCCGGACAAGAAATATCTGGACCTGAACACGTCCGCGCTGCACGAGCTGGGAGCCAGTGCAGAAAAGGCCAACGCCGTTGTGACCACCGACAGCATCACCATGACGGGGGCAGGGCTTTCCTCCAAATTCTCTGCCGGGGACGGGATCACGATCTCCGGCTGCACCACAAAAAAGGAAAACAACAAGGATATCGTCATCAAAGCCGTGGATGGAGACAAACTGACATTCTCCGCAAACGCGCTGGCGGCTTGCACGGAAGCGGGTACCATGAAAATCGAGCGGAAGATCCCGGATCTGGATTTCATCTGCGAGAGTGAGAACCGGCTTTGGGGCGTGAGCAACGCCAACAAGACCATTTACGCGTCTTCCCTGGGCGATCCGAAAAACTTTTTCGTGTATCAGGGGATCTCCACGGATTCCTACGCACTGGCGGTTGGCTCTGCCGGGAATTTTACCGGGTGCTGCAAGCTGAGTTCCTCCGTGCTTTTCTGGAAGGAAAACCTGTTGCACAAGATTCTGGGCAGCTATCCTGCGGAATACGCCCTCTACACCTCGGACATTACCGGGGTGCAGGAGGGGAGTTTCAAGAGCATGCAGGTCATTAATGACGTTCTCTTTTACAAGGGGCCGGACGGCGTGTACGCCTATTCCGGCGGTACGCCGTCTCTGGTATCCCAGACGTTCGGAGCCAAGCGGTTTACGGATGCCGTCAGCGGGACGGACGGCAAGAATTACTATATGTCCGCCAAAAGCGGCGGCGTGTGGCACCTTCTGGTGTATGACACCCAGCAGGGGGTATGGCTGGAAGAGGATGACACGGAGGCGCTGGATTTCTGCCGGTACAACAGCTTCCTTTATATGCTGGGCGCTGACGGTTCCCTTTGGGCGCTGGACGCAGACGAGGGGTCGGAAGTCGTGGATTGGAGCGCAACCTTTACCCCGTTCTATGAAACCATGGAGGGAAAGAAGGTGTATTCCTCCCTGTATCTCCGGTTTGAGCTTGGAAAAGGCGCGTGGATTCAGGCGGAAGTCCGCTGCGACAATGGCAAATGGGAGAAGATCGGAAGCCTTCACGGCAAAGGACCGCAGCTGCTTCCGGTACGGCCAAGACGGTGTGACAAATACGAGGTACGGCTGTCCGGGCAGGGCGCGTGCGCGATCCTTGGCATGATCAGGCGGTTCCGGGTGGGTTCGGAGGTGTAGCATGGCGATTTTTGACAAGGAATTGAACCATCTGGACCCGCAGGACGCTGTCGGGAGCCTGCGGACGCTGGAAAACTATATCTCCTATATGCGGGAGCGGCTGGAGTTTAACAATTCCAATCTTACCCGCACCCTGTCTTCGGCAGGAACCAGTACGGCGGAAATGGTGCTGATCGTGGCGGCACTGCAGAACAACGTGCAGGCCATGCAGTCCAGCGTCACGGCGATGCAGGGGCAGATCACCACCTTGGAGACAACGGTTTCCGGGCTGAATAACAGCATACAGACATTGAGCCAGAACGTGACGGCGCTGCAAGCCTCTGTGGGCACTTTGCAATCGGACGTCGCTACGCTTAAAACCACCGTGCAGAACATCGACAAGCGCGTCATTGCGCTGGAAGCAAAAGGAGGGACCACCTGATGGCAGTTTCCGAATATGATAAGAAAAACTTATCCCAAAAACAGCAAGACCGCATTGCGGAGGTAACAGCCCAAGCGCAGAGCGGCAAAATGACCTGGGCTGATGCTCACAAGGAAGCTGAGAGCATCCGCAATAACGCCGGATACTCCGGCGGACGGTATGGCAACGAGTACAACAGCAGCAAGAGCAATGGCGGGGCTTCCGGCAGCAGTTCCAAGGGCAGCTACAACGGCATTGAGTATAACCGCAGCAACAATGGCGGCGGCATTTACGGCGTACCGACCAGTAATTCACAGCAGAAGAATTACAAGCAGGGCGGCGTGACCTATCAGGTAGGCGCGGATATGAGCAGACGCCCTGATCTGGCTGGCGGGTATGCGGTGTCCAACGGATATACCGTGTTCTACGACAATAACGGTTATGCCTATAAGGCATCTAAAGGAACAGTGGATTATACGCCACATCAAGACATTAACGCTGGGAACGGCAGCTATAACAAAAACGGCGCATGGACGGATAACGAAATGCTGACGGCTGCTGACCGAAAGAAGATCGCGGATATCCGGGCGCAGATGCAGGCGGGGAAGATCACAGGCGATCAGGCAAACCAGGCGGCAAACGCCATTCGCGCCGGATACGGCTACACCATCGACAAGAACGGCTATGTGACGGACAGTGGGGCACTGTCTGCCACGAATGATCTGCGGCGGCGGCTGGGCCTTTCGACAGATCCGGAAAACGCGGAGCTGGGCTATTACCGGTATCTGATGGGCACGGACACATCCCCTCTCGCGCAGGCGGCAGGGCAAGTGAAGTCCTACGAGGACTTTATGAAGGACTATACGCCGGGACAGCAGATCACCTATCCCACAGTGGGAAACGTGGACATTCTGCAGGGGCTGGTCAACAACGGGTTCAACACCAGCGACGCTGGGAGACCGAGCTTTGACTATACCTACGATTCCGAAATGCGGGCGCTGATCGATCAGATCCTCAACAGCAATCTGGCGGACTGGAAACAGGGAGATCAGTATGCTGCCCTGCGTGACCAGTACTCGGCCAACGGCGAAATGGGCATGGCTGATCTTCTGGGTCAGGTATCCTCCCGCACCGGCGGGTTGGCTTCCTCTTACGCGGCCAGCGTCGCCAATCAGGAATACAACGATTGGATGAGCAAGCTGGAGCAGGCTGCCAGAGAAATGTATCAGCAGGACCGCAGCGACAAGCTGAACAGCCTTGGTGTGCTGAGCGACGCCTATGACCGGGAATATGGCGAGTACGGAGACAAGCTGAACCAGTGGAACGCAGACCGGGATTTTGCCTATCAGCAGACGCAGGACGCGCTTGCCAACCAGTGGAAGCAGAAAGAATGGGACTACAACATGTCTCAGGACGAGTGGAACAAGGCGGCGCAGCAGGCGGATATGATGGCGTCCTACGGCGATTTCTCCGGATACAAGGCGCTTGGCTACACCGACAGCCAGATTGAAAGCATGCGGCAGGCGTATCAGATCGCCCAGGCGGCAAAGGCGAAGAGCGGACGCAGCGGGAGCAGTGGAGGAAAGAAAAGCGGGGATAGCGGCATGAAGCTGAGCGTTGCAAAGGACAATGCCAAACAGGGTATTTTCACGCCGGATGTTCTGGATGCGTTCCACAATGCGGGATATAGCGATGAATATCTGGAAAGCGCCTATGGATATGAACGGCCCAGCGCTGCCGGTTCAGGCAATGTCCCCAATTTTGGCGATTTGAAGCGTTCGATTCAAACGCTGGTTGCACAAGGCAGCGGAGACAGAGCGTTCCAACTGTATAATCAGTATTTCGACAGTTTAAGCACCAAGCAGCAGGAAGAATTGAACCGTATGCTGGGAGCGTAGGAGGCGTGATATGGCACAAAAACTGGATCGGTCTTATTTCGGAACTGGCAATCGCAAAACGGCAACAGGCACGAACAAGAAAGACACGTCCGGCGCGGCGGAAACTGTACAGAAGCTGAATCGGAGCCACTTTAATAAACCGGAGAGCGCCCCCGCTGCGGGGGCCTTTCCGCAGAAGAAAACTGCGCCCGCAGCGGCTCCTACAAAGAAGCAGGGAAGCTTGCCTATGGACAACGTGGGCCGGAAGAACACGGCAAACAGCCGCCTGCTGCAGGACATTCAAAAGCGGGAGCCGCGTGATACCGGCAATATGCCTTCCTTTGCGGACCGTGTGGCGAACACTGTTAAGGGCGGTGCGAAATCGTCTGCGGCGGCGTATACCAACGTAGGCGGCGTCCTGGCTGAGGGCGCTGGCTACCTGAATACCAGAATCGCCAATCAGAACGCCGGAGCGGCTCTGCAAAGCGACCATGACGCGGTGAAGCAGTATGAAAAGATGCTGCGGGACGTAAAGTGGGCCGACGGCAAGCCCATGACGGCGGTGGATGTACAGCAGGTGCAGAAATACCTTTCTGCCGCAAAACGCCGGATCGCAGCCCATGAGGGCTACACCAAAGCGGTGGAGCAGTCCGACAAGGAGGTGGCTGACAAAGCATACCGGAAGGCGGACGAGCTTGCCGGAAGCGCGCAGGCCGACTTGGAGCGGGCAAAAGAAGGCACAGGGTTCCTTGGCAACATGCTTGTAGACGCAGGCGCATCCATGACCCAGACCGGTCTTGACGCGATTGCAAGAGTTCTGACCGGCGGTGCGCTGGGCATGGCTCCGTTTGCGGTGCGCGCCTTCGGCAGTGCTACACAGCAGGCTCGACAGGAAAAACCGGATTCTACGCTGACACAGCAAGTACTTTACGGTACGACTTCTTCGGCCAAAGAAGTTATCAGCGAATTGATGTTCAACATCGCAATGCCCTTCACAAAGGCATACGGCGGCGGTGCGCTGGATGATGTGGTAAAACGCGGCATCCGCAGTGCAGTAGACAAGCTTGCCAAAACGGAAGCCGGTAAAAAGGCGCTGGGATCGGCGCTGACCTTCGGAGCCGGAGCGGTTGGCGAAGGCTTGGAAGAGTTTATTGGCGACTGGATGGAATGGCAGCTGCCCCGCATTTACGGCGGCGATGTGGCCACGGCGCAGGAAACGCTTTCTGATTCTTTGTATGATTTCCTGGTGGGCGCAACGTCCGGCGCGATGGGCGGCATTGTCAGTCCTAACACATACCGTTATGATCTGGGCACCGCACAGCAGGGCGCGCAGGAGCGCACAGACGTTCAGGATGGTACACGTACCGCCCCCACGCAAACGAACGTACAGGCCCAGCAAGAGGGCGCGCAGAGGGCCATTCAGGAAGCCGCTCAGCGGCAAACAGTGAGCAATCCCGTTTCCATGGAGGAACAGGTCTTGCGGCAGAGAGAAGCCGCCGTGCAGAAAACCTTTACCGGCATTGCAGACAAGCTTGGGGACAGCGGCAGGAAGGCGTTTCAGACGGCGTATCAGGGGACGGACCGTGGTGACTACGCCGGAGAATTTCTGCGGGCGTATCACGCAGGCATGACCAACCAGAAGAACCCCAACAGCACCAGCGCGGTATCCTTTGCGGCGTATGCGGCAGGGCAGAATGACGCGGCGGCGTCTCTTGCAAGAGAGAAGCGGGCGGCGCAGTTTGCCAAGACCGCCGGAACGGACAGCGGCCTTGTGTTCGACGATTATGTTTCCCGTGAAATGGACAGTGCTGTTGCCGACGAGGTGAACACCGTGTCCAAGGCTTTGGGCGTGCGGACGCGGATGGTGGATCAGGTGCTGGGCGGAAGTGCAAACGGCCAGATCACCGGCAGCGACGTTCTGATCGCAAAGGACGCGGTGGACCCTGCTTTGCAGGTGGTCGGCCATGAGTGGACCCACCGTGTACAGGAGCTGGCACCGGAGCAGTACCGGTCCTTCCGGGATGCCGTGGCCAGTATCCCCGACGTGCAGGAAGCGGCGAACATCCTGCTTGACCAGTACAACCGGGCGGGCGTTGAAACCAGCTACGAACAAGCATTGGACGAGGCTACCGCTAACTATGCCGGGGAGATGATCGCCAACAGCGACGTGCTGGACGATTTCATCCGGAAGCACAGCACCGACCGGACGCTGCTGCAAAAGCTGCGTGACGCCATCCATGAGATCGTGGGCAAACTGACCGGCAGAGCCAAGCGGCAGGCCCAGACGGTGGAGGGCAAGCTGCAGGCGGCATTTGAAGCGGCCAGCAAGCAGGCTGAGAGCTTGCAGAACCGGCAGACAAATGGTACAATCAGTGAAACAAGATATGCTGTGAAGGAGGGCGTGGACGATGGACGAGAAAGAGCGCAAGGAGATGGAAGTTTTGCGCAAGAAGCCGAACAAAACCGAGAAGGAAACCGAGCGGTACAAGAATCTGCTGGGGAAATTCTTCGAGGAGACGCTGTACTTTGGCGAGGGCGTGGAGGATTAAACGCCTCTTTCGGGCAGAAGCCTGTGCGCTCCTGGGCCGAGGGCCACATTGTGAGACCGTCTCAGGGCAGCGTGGCCTATACAGAACAGCAAACGGCGGCAGACTACGGTGTGCCGAGTTTTGTTGTGGATGACGCGGCGTGGGCCAAGAATAAGGGCAATGCTCCGGCATTTTCTGCCGGTGGACAAATCTATTTCCGGGAGACCATGCCTGAGCAGAATCGGGGGATGTACGCCACCCACGAAATTACACACGTTATGAAGCAGGTGGGTTATACGCCTTACCTTGACTTTGTGTCCAAAACCCCGGATATGCTGGATATGTCTACACTTGAAGCCCGCATTCTGCTGGAACACACAGCGAAACACAGAGGAATTGACCCGCTTAATACTTCTTTGAGCGAGACGGAGCGGATCAATCTATATGACGAACTGAACGCGACGTTGTATGGGCACATCAGTTCTGGGAATATGGGCGGGCTGAATGAAATTCTTAACACAGCCTTTTATGACTTTTCTGCCTACGCCAAAGAACTGAACGAACTGCATGAGCGGTTTAAGGCTGACAACCAAAAAAAGGCGAAAGAAAACACCCGCTTTTCTCTGAAAACCCCCGTTGAGGAAACGGACAAGCTGATTGCCGTTCACAACAAGGACGAGGCCAGCATTATGGCCGCATTGAAACTGGGCGGGCTGCCTATGCCGTCTATTGCCGTGGTCAAGGCAAAGGCCGGTCACAGCAAATACGGCCCCATTTCCCTGCTGTTTAACAAGACCACCATTGACCCACAGGCGGACAGCCGGAACAAGGTATACGGCGGCGACGCTTATACACCCACTAATCCCGGCGTGGAATACCCGGTGAACGCAAAAGCTGCGCTGGCTGTGGAGGGCAGGATTAACGAGCTTTCCAAGAAAGTCGCCAACGGCATTTTTGCCAGCAGCAGCGCGCTGCGAAGCCACGGTATTGAGGAAGTCAGCACAGATTCTCCCATCAAAGCGGCGGAGATCCTCGCAAGGGATGACGCGGTGAGAGCCGCGTATCTGGAGGCCCACGGGAAAGAACTGAAACCGGTTTATCAGGACAAGGTGTGGGACAAGTACGGAAATGATACCGTGCAGACCGTGCTGGACGAGATCGGCGTACAGCGGCTTGCGGAGATCAACGCCAATTTTGAACTGGGGCAGTCCGTGAAGACCGCATTGGGGGATGACGCGGAACGGCTCCGGGATATTCTGCGGGACTATTACCGGGACACGGGCGAGGCGCTTTTACAGAGAATGGCCCAAAAGCGAGGCTGGACGCAGGAAGAAATTGCCGAGAAGCGAAATGCCCGCATTGAAAAGAGCATGGAAAACGTCAGCCCGTTTACGCTGGAAAGCCTTGCCCGTCACGCATGGGACTACTATCAGGACGGCGGGGCAACCAAGGGTGAGATTGACCGCTGGGGCACACAGGACAGGCTGCACGAAATGACCGACGGCGAAGACGTGAAGGGCTGGGTCGAAAAGCAGCTCAGCGGTGTCTTTGGTGAACCTGGCATCAACAACGGAAAGGACCCGTACACGTCTTCTGGCAATCGCCGCAGCTTCAACCAAACCCATTACAGCTACACGCTGGAGAACATCGTAAAAGCCATGCAGGAAACCCAGGAGGAACGCGGCGGACAGGTATCCGGCGTGACTGCCGGAGGCTTGCAGGCAAGTGCGGTGCCTTCTTACCGGACCATTCAGGAAATCCGGGATGACAGCGGGCGTCTGGGTTCCGTGGAAACGGACAGCTATAAAGCGCAGATGGGCGCAGTGGAGGATAAGATCCGCGCCGTCACACAGAGGATCATGCAGACAACCAAAGCCCATACCGACAATTCCTTTGAAGAGGGCGAGATCATCGGCACCGTGCTGATGGAGGCTGCAAGGGGCAAACGCACCATTGATTCCATTATGCGGACGTTTGCAAACGAGGGCTACAAGATCAGCAACGTGACCGCAAAGCAGATCCAGGAATTGTACAAAGCTGCGGCTGCGCTGCCGACGGAATACTTTGAAGCCAAGCCCCAGCGTGCTGTTGGGTTTGACGAGGTATTGGCAGCGGTGATCCCGGACAACAGCAGTGACCGGCTGAAAGCCGCATTGCAGGATGCCGGTGTCAACACGGTGGAGTATATCGCCGGAGACGAGGCGGACCGTCTTGCGAAGGTCAACAGCGTGGATGACGCAAAATTCTCCCTAAAGGGCACGGAGAACGCGCAGGAGATCGCGGCGCTGAAACGGGAGAACGAGAGCCTGAAAGAGCGGGTGGAGTATTGGAAGGGCCAGACCAGACGGTCTCAGGGCGTGACCACCGACCGGAAATCCGTTCAGAAGGCGGCGGATGCGCTGGTAAAGGACTACGGCGCGGAGATCAGCGGCAGCGATATTGCCGGAGATCTGCAAAGTCTGTATGACTACATTGCCAGCGGCAAGGACGGCAGGGACGAGCTGACCTATGCAGAGGCGCGAAGACGGTCTGATGCCATTGCGGAGCGGATCGCGGAAAGCGCCGTAGAGGTGGATGACCGGGCATACAAGGAATACGCCGGTCTGCGGAAGTATCTGAAAGACACCAAGCTGACGTTGACGGAAGCGGATGCCGCCGAGATCACGGACTTCAACGAGTTCCGCAAGAGCTTGTTCGGCAAGCTGAAAATCAACAAGGGCGAACACACCAACGTTGACCAGATCTATTCCGAATTGTCCAGCCAGTATCCGGAGTTTTTCAACGAAGCGCAGGAGACCAACATTTCCGACCAGGTGCAGCGGATCGCAGACGTGGCGAACCGGCTGTACAAGGTGACGGAGTACAACCCCTTTGAAGGCTATATGGGGCAGGCCGTGGCGTCTATTTCCAATGACATTATGGACCGGTTCTTTGACCTTCCTCAGACGAAAAAGACCTTTGCGGACCGGGCAGCGGAGCAGGTGCAGGAAGCCAGATTTCAGGGCAGACAGGCGGCAAATGACGCCTTTTTGGCGGGCCAGATGTCCCAGGGCAGACAGGACGCAAAGCGGCTAAGAAGCACGGCGCAGGCATTGGCAAAGGAACGGACCCGGCGTGCGGAGCAGGTGCAGGCATTGAAGGAGCGTTACCGGGAGAAGGACGTGACCCGGCGGGACAATCAGAAGCGGAGAGAGCTGCGGGCTAAAATCGTTCGCCATGCCAGCGCATTGTCTCAAAAGCTGCTACGGCCCACGGACAACCAGCACATCCCAGAGGATATGCGTTCCGCCGTGGCAAAGGTGCTGGAAAGCATCAATCAGGAGAGCAGCCCCAATGCACGATCCTTTACGCTGGACCCTGTGACAAAGGAACGCATTTACAAGGAGCCGGGTACGCCGACGAACCGGACGGTGGCATTCCAGAATTTGAAGGAGCAGTATCAGAAGATCGCCCAGGATGGCGATATGGTGGTGGACCCGTCTCTTCTGGGCGGCGACGATGTGACCGGTGGATTCAGCGAGGTCATCAAGATGGGCGACACCCGCCTTGCGGATCTGACCACAGAGCAGCTGAAAACTATGTGGAACGTGCTGAAATCCGTGGAGCATTCCGTGACCACGGCAGGCAAGACGCTGGCGTCGGAGAAATTCGCGACCACCAAGCAGTTTGCCGATGCGCTCCGCATGGACGGCATGACCCGGCGGCGGAAGCTGGGAAACAACGTGGCGATCAGTCTGGAAACGCCTTATACATTCTTTGCCCACTTCGGGCAGACCGGCAAGGACATTTACCGGATGCTGCGGAACGCGCAGGACCATCAGGAGATCATGGCGCGGGATGTGGCGGAGAAGGTTCACCAGATTCTGGGCGACGCGAAAACCGGCATCCGCGAAAACGCGGTGACGTCCATGAATGAGGAAGTCCACCATTTCACCACAACGGAAGGCCATGAGCTGGACCTGACAACGGCACAGGCCATGGAGCTGTATCTTCTGAGCGAACGCAAGCAGGCGGAGGACCACCTGCTGAAAGGCGGCATCGTACAGCCGGAGATCAAGATCCCCGGCAAGACAAAGATCCCCAGAGGAACGGACGTGATCCATCTTTCCGCAGAGGATATTCAGTCCATTGTGAAGGTTTTGACCCCGGAGCAGATCAGGATCGCGGACGGTTTGCAGAAGCTGACCACCGGTGTTCTTGCCAACTACGGCAACGAAGCCAGCATGAAAGCCTACGGCTATAAGAAATTCACGGAGCAGGACTACTGGCCCATCAAATCCGCAAAGGAAACACTGCACAGCTCGCAGGAGAAGGACAGCGGGAATGTGCGGTCCATTAAGAACATCGGCATGGCGCAGGCGGTGAAGCCCAACGCGGCAACGCCGTTGAGCATCCGAGGGGTGTTTGACACCTTTGCAGATCACGCCTCCGATATGATCGACTACGCGGCGTGGCTGTGTCCCATGGAGGATGCGAACCGGCTGTACAACTTCCAGTTCCGGGACAGTGAAGGCAATCTCGTTCAGACCGTAAAGGGCTTCCTGGAAGAGAAGGGCGGACAGGGATCGCAGCAGTACTGGCAGAAACTGATGGGCGACATCCAGAACGGCATCAAGACCAAGGATTTTGAACCGCTTACGGATAAATTCGCAAAAGGCATCGGGAGCTTTAAGGGCGCTGCCGTCGGTGCGAACGTGCGTGTTGTCATCCAGCAGCCGTCCGCCTTTTTCCGGGCATCCGCCGTATTGGACCCTTCCGACATGGCAAGAGGACTGACCGGCGGCGTGACGAAGGGAAACGGCTGGGAAAAGGCTTTGACGCATTCTCCCATTGCCATGCGGAAGGACGTGGGCAGCTTTGACATTTCCTCCCCCTATACCCTGAATGACCGTTTTTACGGCAAGGAGGGCATCACCAACAAGATCAATGAAAAGGCTGGCGCTCCTGCAGGGAAAGCGGACGCCGTTACCTGGGGCGTTCTCTGGAACGCCTGCGAGTGGCAGGTGAAGCGGGAGAGGCCCAATCTGCGGGCTGGCAGCGGCGAATTTTACAGCGCAGTCAATGAAGTGTTCACCAGCATGATCGACCAGACGCAGGTGGTAGACGGCATTTTGCAGCGTTCCAACATCATGCGCGGCAAGAGCGACCTTGCCAAGCAGGCGACCTCGTTCATGGGCGAACCCATCATGAGCCTGAACGTGTTCATGCGGGCATGGGACAATATGCGCTATGAAGAGAACCCTGCCAAGCGGAGCAAGGCCATTAAAACCGTGGGACGTGCGGCAGCTGCTTTGCTGGTTACGGACGTAGTTAACGCACTGGCCCAGAGCATTGCAGACGCAGGGCGTGACGATGATCCGGACAAGGATTACTGGGAGAAGTTCCTGACGGCACTGACCGGCATTACCGGCGGTGAGAAGACCACCAAGGAGCTGCTGCAGCATATCGTTTTGGAAGGAAACCTTGGGAGCAACATCAACAAGCTGGGAAGCATCCCGTTTGTGAAGGATATTCTTTCCCTGACGCAGGGGTACAGCGTATCCCGGACGGACATGCAGGTGTTTTCTGACATTGTATCTGCCTCTAAAGATTTCACCGCAAGCATGGGCGGCAGCGGCAAAAAGACCAGAGAAGAAGCGCTGGCAAATATGTTTGCAGCCTGTTCTAAACTTTTCGGCCTTCCGGTGGCCAACATCAAGCGGGACGCAATGGCGGCAGTCCGGACGGCTGTTCAAGCTACCGGCAGCGTGGCGCTGGAATATGAATTTGAGAAATTCACATACAATATTTACAGCACCGCAAACAAAAGCCGGTACCTGAATCTGGCGTTCAAGGCGCTTGAGCAGGGCGACCTGACCACCTATGAGCACATCCGCAAAGAGCTGAAAGACTTCATGGCGCTGGACAACAGCTCCGTTGACAGCAGCATGCGGAGCAAGCTGGACAAGGAACGGGAAAATGATGAGGATTTCAGTCTCCCGGACGCGGCTGCAAGTCTGATCGGCGCGAAAGACCGGTACGGCACCGGCGAGAGCGAGGACAAATTTACGGAAAATGATCTCAGCTCTGATGACTACATCGTATACAGCCGCAAGAAGTCCGAGCTTTACAGCTCCATGGAATCCGGGTTGGAGGACAGCCAGGTGTTCAGGGCCTTCACTGACGAGCAGAAGGACAAGGCCCTGTCCAGTGCGGAGACCTACGCCAAAAAGACGGCACTGCACGAGACGGACAAAACCTATGAGATTACGGACAAGTGGATTTTGAAAGCCCAGGAGGCACAGCAGAAGTACGGCATTAAGCCGGAAATTTATGTAGCGCTAAAAACGCAGGTGTCCGATCTGGAAAGCGTCAAGGACAGAAACGGGGAGACGATCCCCAACAGCAAGGGGCTGCTGATCATGCAAGCGGTGTACAATATGCCCGGTTTGAGTGAGAAGCAGCGGAACGCACTTTTCGAGTATCTGGGGGTAGGCAAAAGCATCCGGCATTACAACAAGGCGCTTGTAAACGAAAAGGTTCGGAAGAACGCCCGTTTGGCCGGGAAATAACGAAAGGAGATGTGAGGCGGCGGAAACGCCCACGGGATATCCCGTTCTGCAAGCTGAAACTGCGAGCATGAACAGTGAGCATAAGGCGCTGCGGGCCATGCTATCCGGCATGGCCCCCAAGCGGGCAGAGGCGTATATTCAATCCTTTGAGCTGCCGACAGACGAGGAATACTGCCTTGTTCAGATCGACGTCAGGCGGCAGTCTTACACGCAGGTTTCCGGGCAAATGAACGTATCTCCAGAGTACATCAAGAAATGCAGACGGCGGGCCTATTCCAAAATCACTGACGCCGTTAAGCACTTATAAACAAGGACCCAAACAAAGACCTTTTTCAGGCCGTTTGTTTGGGTTCTTTTTTTGTATCATAAAAATAGAAAGAAGGTGCTGACATGATGTATCCATACGGCTATCCACCGTCCATGAGAGTGTCCCAGCAGGAGATTATCCGGGTCAACGGAAGAAATGGCGCTATGTCTATCCAGATGGCTCCCAGTAGCAGTGTTCTGGTACTGGATGAAACGGCACCCCTGGTATGGCTGTGCCAGACGGACGGGGCGGGGTATCTCACTGTGACCCCCTTTGACATTGCGCCCCACCAGGAGGCCCCACAAGTCAGTGTGAACGATTTGAGCGCAAGGCTCGCACGATTGGAGGAGATCGTCAATGGGAAATCCGATGCTGTCCCTTCTGAATCAGAATAATTCCGGTGTCAGTCAAGCCGTGCAGATGTATAAGGCGTATCAGACGGCGCAGAACCCGGCGCTGATGCTCCAACAACTGACGGCGCAGAATCCGATTCTTTCTCAAATCCGGCAGATGGGGAACCCGCAGCAGACATTTTACTCTCTCTGCCAGCAGCGGGGCGTAGACCCGCAAAGCATCTTATCTCAATTTCAGTGATCCTGACGGGGTGCACACCGTTTGGAAATAAATGAACGGAGGACACACCATGAATGAAGGTTTGACCCCTGCTGACATTGCGGCTGTGAATGGCAACAATGGTTGGGGCGGCTTCGGCAATGAGGGCCTTTGGCTCTTCGCAATTCTGGCCCTGATGGGCGGTGGTTTTGGTAACTGGGGCAATCGAGGTATGGGCGACCGCAACGCCACCGTGGGTGACGTGCAGCGGGCTACCGACTTTGCGGCTCTGGAACGCCAGAACAACGAGACGGTGGCAGCAGTCCGGCAGGCTGCCTATGACAACCAGGGAGCCATCAAGGACGGCAACTACAACGTGCTGGGAGAAATCCGGGACTTGCAGTCTGCCACTGCATCCGGCTTCGCCAGACAGCAGGAGTGCTGCTGCGAGACCCTGCGGGCGATTGACGGCGTAAATTACAACGCTGCCATGAACACCGCCAGCATCAACGCCAACACCACTGCCCAGACCCAGAAGATTCTGGACGCACTTTCCGGCAACCGCATGGCTGACATGCAGAACCAGATCAACCAGCTCCAGCTGCAGGCAGCCCTGTGCGGCATCCCTCGCACCACGCCCTACGGCTACGGTATCGTGCCGCAGTTTGCCGGGTGCAACAGCAACATCTAAAGGCCCATTTGGCCGGGTTACGGGCGGGGCCGGTGCTCCGCCCATTTATTATTAGGAGGTTATTTATATGAGCTGCAAATCTTTGATCTACGTTGCGATGCAGACCCCGACCGCCGTTGCGGTAAATGGCATTATCCCTCTGGGAACCATCGTCCGGCGCTACGGATGCAACTGCAATCTGAACGGAAACGGGATCGCCATCAACGGGCAGGGCTACTACGATGTGGACGTGTCTGTTGAAGCCGTACCCGACGCCGCCGGAACGGTGACGGTTCAGCTTTTGAAGGACGGCGTTGCCGTCCCCGGCGCAACTGCTGCCGCTACGGTGGCGGCTGTTGCTAATACCGTGACGCTGGCGTTCCCTGCGACTGTCCGGCTGGGCTGCTGCTCCACCGGTTCCGTGCTGACCTTGCTGCTGACCGGCGCGGCTTCCACCGTCAACAACGTTGCCGCACGGGTTGAGAAGATCTGAGGTGGACTATGGGCATGAACAAAGACCAGATCGCGGAATATCTGGAAAAGCTGGAACACGGCATTTCTGAGTATATGCGGATGCCAGCCAGCGAACGGTCCGCCTGCGCGATTCGTGGGATGCTGGACTGCTGGTCTGCGCTTGCCGCCATGAAAGACTGCACCCGCACGTCTGACGGTTTTACAGAACAGGATGCGACGGCGTGGTCCGCAATGCTCCGAAACGAGGACGGTACTACCGGTCCCCATTGGGGTGTTGACCAGACTACCGCTGTTGCGGAAAGCATGGGAATGACCTGGGAAAAGGTTTCCCGGCCTTGCTGGTGGATCACCATGAACATGATGTATTCCGACTATTCCGGCGTGGCTGAGAAATACGGCGTGTCCATTGCGGAGTTTTACGCAGATATGGCAAGGGCATTTCTGATGGACAAGGACGGTCCGGGAGCAAAGAAAAAGCTGGCGGCGTATTACCACGGGATCGTGGAACATGAATAAATTATGCCCCCGCCTACAATGGGCGGGGGCGTTCCATAGATTACATTAACCATTTGGTTAGGTGCAACTATGGAATTAAAGAAAATCGAAGTCTATCCGGCGATCTTGGTACAGCCGGATTTCTTTTAGCTTTAGTTTCCAGAACACTTTTTTGTTTTCTCTGCTAAGTTCTTTATAAATATCCTGCCATCCGGAAAAGAATGCCTCGGAAAGGTCTTTCGCGGATTTTGCGGGAGGTTTGCGGAGCAATGATTCAGCGGATTCTAACTGCGCCGTCAGATCGGCGTAGCGTTTTGCGTATTCATCTTTGGCGATCAGATCGTCGAGATACAGATCAGAAAGTTTAGCTAACTTCTTTTGCAAAGACTTTGCTTTTTCCTCAATTTCTTTGCTATTCTGTTTGGGTTCGTCTTTGGTATTTGCAAAAATTTCAATCTTTGCGTCAATTGTTTCCAGTAAATACTGTTCAATCGTGGCTTCCATAATATTTGCATGATTGGGGCAGCCCTTATACTGATAGGCACCGTCGCAGCTGTACACATAGGATTCGCCGTTTACGAGCTTGCGCGGCCTGCCGCCGATCCTTCGCCCGCAGTCTCCGCATACAAGTAGCCCGGAAAAGATATACGTTCGGTTCTGGGCCACCTTCCGTTGAAGCCGTCTGCGTAGCGTCTGGACGCGGTCAAACTCTTCTGCGGTTAAATATGGCGGGATCGACAGACCGTGCCATTCTCCGACATAGCCGCGATTGTCCAGCATTTTGCTTGCGGTGCGGTATTGCAGTTTCAAATTGGGGACTGCGGAGATCGCATTGTGGATGGAGCCTGTTTCCAGGAACACACTGAAAAACGTTTTGACGTCCGGCTCTGCTGCACGGTCGATCACCGCAAATTTCCCGTCGATCTTGTACCCTTTCGGCAGATGGCCGGTGCAAACTTCGTTTCGGGATTTCTTTGCGTCCAGCACCTTCTTGATCCGCTCCCCTGTCCGGTCTGCTTCGTCCTGGGCTACGGCCAGCATGATATTGATCTTCAAACGGCCTGCGGCGGTGGAGGTATCATAGTCCTCGTAGATGGTTTTCCAGCACACGTTATGGGCTTCAAGGATCTCCTGCACCTTATAGTATTCGCCGATGTTTCGAAACCAACGGTCCAGCTTCGTGACCAGAATAATGTCAATTTCGTTCCGCTGGACTGCAGCCAACAGCTCCATCATGGCGGGGCGCTTTTCTATTTTCTTCCGGGCTGAAAAACCGGCATCCGGGTAAATGCCGACAACTTTCATCCCGTTTGCTTTGGCGTATTCTTCCAGATCGTTTTGCTGATCGTGGATGGAAAGGCCAAACTTCGCCTGCTCTTCCGTACTGACGCGCGGATAAAGCGCTGCGCGTAAAACATTCAATATTATCCCCTCCAAAAACCGATATTCAAAGCGTGCATATCCATAAATACGCACCAGCACAGCAGCAGGACGATTGCTATGCCCATAACCAGAATCACGCAGTTCCGAATCCGCAGGCCCTTTTCCATGACGTGAATGGTATGGTTTTGCACGTCAATGGTCTGCCGCTTATTTTCAAGGCGGTGTTTCAGCCCGTCCTTTTCCGCCTGCAAGGTTTCTTCCGTGGCGGTACAGTGATCGCCAATACCAAAAAATGCGTCCAAAGACACCCCCAGCGCCGCACAGATACCAGCTGTGGTATAAAGGGCCGGGGATTTGGACGCATGGGCGAAGAAATTATTAACGGTGGAGAGGGGGACGCCGGAAGCATCGGCAATGTCCTGAGCCGTCATGTTGAGGGCGGCTCTTTTTTCGCGGCATAAGTCTTGGATCGTCAAAAAATCGGCCTCCTATATTAAGTTTGTAAGATATGGGCAGCGATAGTACACAATTTCGTTCGGTAGCATACTGCCCGTTTCCCACATTTGGTCATTGCGCTGCCCAACCTGTTTCTGCTACGCTTACATCACGGCAAGCCCACCCCAGCTTGCTGCCCCCGGCTCCGCCGCTTGTTGCAGAGGCGGCGGGGCGGGGGGGAATGAAATCAATCCCAGCATCCGGAATGCTTTGGGTATCCAAGCCATTCACAATATTCTACGTTGTGTGCGTAAAACCCATTATCAGCACAATCGTCAAACGGGAAGTTTGGGCAGTTATAGCTATGGCAGTACTGAGAACCATCATAGATGAATCCGATATAAGTTTCCATGGCGAAGGCTTCCGGAGAAATCCGGTCTATGATTTCATCTTGAATATCAGACCCATACTGCATATTTGACAACTGTTCATTCAGCTGGTTTTTTTCTTTTCTTAGAGAGGAAACCCGGCTCCGCAGAGAATTCACTTCTGTCTGCAATTTATCTTGCATGAAAGTCATTTCTTCCAATTGGTTTACAGACATATAGCTTTGAACCACATTCCCAGCAAAACTGGCGGCAAGAAGGATACCGAGGATAATACACAGCGGGGCATAGGACTTCCCGGCGGGCTTCTGGGTAAGGTCCGGGGATTCCGCCGGAAGCTTCGGATCTTCCGGCGGGCCTTGCAGCTGGAAATCGGGATGGTATTCCAGAGTTATTGGCTTTGGTTCTTCGGCAGGCGGTTCGCTGATGACCTCGCCGGTGGCATCGTCCACAACAAACTGCTTCATTTGGGCTTCCTGCTGGGTGTATTGCTGCTGGGGGATGGCTGTAATGGGCGGGTCAAAGAGCGGACGGCGCTTTTGGAAATAAATGTATGATGGGATCATCCATATAAGCCAACCGGTAAAAATTCCAAGCGCAGACCCCACGCTTAGATTTCCCAATAAATAATTTCCTGCAAATTGTCCTACCATAAACAAGGTATAATATATTCCTAAGCATCGGACACCCATCCATTCCCAGTTAATAAGCCCATTCAAACTCATTGCTTCAAGAACGAGGTATAGAAGTTGTATAGCAACTGCCCACCAAGTAATTGTACCCATAAAAGCCCCGGCGATATTAAAAATAAACATAAGTGAACCGAGAACAACACCAATCGTTAAAACGACTTTTAACAGCTTACAATAAATCAATGGAGTGGCTTCACGAATAAAATACTTTGGATTGATCATTTCTGTACACCACCGTTATTTTAGAGTTTCGCAAATGCAAAAAATCGAAATAACTATGCCAATACAATACTGAGCCAAACTGGAAAATTTGTAATTATGCCCAAGAAGCATCCCAACCAAAGCAAATACCCATATAGCCGTGACCATTAAAAGCGTGATTGCAGAACATACCTTTAATTTGGATATTGCAGTAGAGATAAAACACGCTGCTTCAACAGACGCAAATGTAGGGAGTACCACTAAAGCCCATCCTGCGTCTGACGGATAGAATAAAATGGTTCGCAGAATTGGGACATTCCCTAAAAGCGATATTCCCCACCAACTTACAATATAGGCAAGAAAAAATCCAATAAGGCTCAATATGATGCCAGCGGCCTCACGCAAGATTTTCACAGCAATCCCCATCCATGCAACACATTTTCCAAAAATCCATTGCAAAACAAAAACAGACGTACTATACTCAAAACATGAACCGAACGAATGTACGAACGAAAGGAGCGCGGAACATGGACGAGGAAAGGGTCAGACAGTTGCTCACGCTATACCGGCAGATGACGCCGGAGGAGCAGCTTACATATCTTGAACGGCTCCGCGCTTCGCTGCCTGCGCTAAATACGCAAGCTCTTCCTGCTGACGCTCCGGCGAAAGCTGGCGGAACAAATCAATAAGCAGTTTTTCGTTCACGCTCTCGGCCTGCGGGCCGGGGGCGTTTTCTTTTTCCCCGGTGAGAACCCGCTCCACAGACACGCCGAAGTAATCGGCGATTTTTTTTGCGGTTTCCGATGTTATTTGGCGCGCCGGATTGTTCCGGAGTTTTGTCATCAGGCTTTTGCTGATACTAAGGTCAACGCACATCTTCCCACCCTTGATCCCCTTTTCGGTACAGAGTGATGTGATGTTTTCATATAAAGTGCCCAATAGGAAACCTCCGCTTTTGTGCATGACTACAAAAGTACCTTAAAAGCAGAATTTCAGCTTGCAAAGTTTCCTGAAAGGTACTAAAATACAAGCATAGACATTCCCTGCAAGGTACTTCTTTTGTTTGGTGGCACTTTCATTATAAGTACTTTCTGGGGAACTGTCAAGGACTTTTGTGAAAGGATGGGGCAAACAGACACGGCCTGCCCCGTGATGCCACACAGGACAGGCCGCGCACACTTGACCCTTCCGCACCGGTATTGTCAGGCTGCACCATTATCATGCTCACGGTTTGCCGTGCAGCCGCCGAAAGGCAACTCACGGCCCGGCTCCGACGGGCTGATCTCCCCGCTGGGCATCAGCGGGGCTGCCGATGCGGGATGCCTACTACGGACGCGACCCGGCGGCAAATGCCGCACCAAAGGCAACGGCGGGATGGTTCCCGCCAAGGATCTGGGACAGGCACACAGCCTTGAAAAGGAAAAGAGCGAAAGCAAAGTAGAAGTCTACCGCTGCGCTGGCATCTCCGGTCATGGCTATGCACCCCCTTTCTGTAGCCCGGGCGTATTCACCCAAAAAGCGGGCTGGCCCCATCCTATCACAAAAGTTCCAAAAAGTAAACGAGAAAGGAGACAGAAAGCGTGTTTTACGAGCACATGAAGGCAGTATGCAAGAAAAAGCACACCAGCCCGTCGGCGGTGTGTCTGGCGCTGGGGATGAGCAAGAGCAATGTGACCAACTGGAAGAACGGCGGATGGCCCCGGTTGGACGTGGTGATGGAAATGGCGAAGGTGCTGAACGTTCCTCCGGCACGGCTGATCCCGAAGGAGGACAAATGAGAGACATTCAAAAGCTGGATTGTTCGGATGAATTTCGACTGTCCAATTTTGGACAGTCCTCGTACATAAACAAGGAGGGCGAATGAGAGAGTTAATCAAGGTTACTTATGAGAATGACAGACCTGCGGTGTCTGCGCGAGACCTGCACGATTTTCTCGAAGTGAAGACAGCCTATAAAGACTGGTTTCCGAGAATGTGCGAATACGGGTTTACCAGCGGCGAGGATTTCAACCCGCTCAAAATTGAGCGAGTTCAAAGCGAGGGTGAGCGCGTAGTTACTCGAACGGTTGACGATGCAGTTCTCACCATCGACATGGCGAAAGAGATTTGCATGATCCAGCGCAACGAAAAGGGTAAGCTAGCCAGGCAATATTTCATCCAGTTGGAAAAAGACTGGAACAGTCCGGAAAAAGTCATGGCAAGGGCGCTGCAAATTGCGGAGCGGAAAATCAAGAACCTTGAAGACAAGGCGTTAGCAGATAAGCCGAAAGTGTTGTTCGCAGATGCGGTATCTGCATCTCACACGTCCATTCTTGTGGGGGATTTGGCAAAGCTGCTCCGTCAGAACGGCGTCGATATTGGACAGAACCGCCTGTTCAAGTTTCTACGGGAAAAAGGGTATCTCTGCGGCGGCGGTGAGCGTTATAACCTTCCCACACAGCGGAGCATGGATCGCGAATGGTTCCAAGTCAAAGAGACCACTATCAACCAACCGGACGGCAGTATCCGCGTGACGCGGACAGTGAAAGTGACCGGCAAAGGCCAACAGTATTTTATCAATTTGTTCCTTGCTGGGGCATAAAGAAATGCCCCGTCCGGTGTTGCAGACCGGGCGGAGCGTAAGCAGAACAAAGGGAGTTGTTCTTGTGCTGAGTATAGCACAGGAACCGCCGAATTGCAAATCATAATTTTTGCCGAATGTGGGAATTTATTTCCAGTACGAAATGGAGGTAAAAAGCATGACATTTGAAGAAGTGGCTTTGATGCTTTGGGCGCGGCAAAACCATTTGGAGATCGTTTCTGTGCGGTTTGTACCGAAGGAAGAGGGTAAGCAGGAGGAGCAGAAGAAATGAGCTGGAACCTGTTTTTTATGAACCTGGGCGTGGCGTATGCGGCCACTTGGGTATTCAAAATCGTTGACCTGATTGAAGGAGGGGACCCGCATGAGAAAGCATGATCGGCGCACCAGAGAGCAGCGGAAGGCGGATGCCTCCGCATGGATGGGCTTCATGAGTTTTCTGGCCCTGCTGCTGATCACCATTGCGTATATGGTGGTGAGCGCGCGATGAACAGAAAGAACCGGCATGAGCGTCATCCGCTGGATCTCTGCCCGGTGTGTGGCATGGACAGCGGTGAGCGTGTGCAGTCCACGGACGCACCGTTTAAGCACTATGTACGGTGTGCCACCTGCGGGGCTATCACAGCGGGTTACGCCCAGCAATCCAACGCCACGAAAGCGTGGAAGAGAGGGGATGCGTGGAAATGAAGATCTATCCAGTGTGTGCGAGATGTTCCATCGTCATGAACCCCAACGCGTTTGACGATGTGGCTCCGGGGTTTTTGATCAACGGCGAGTGCTACTGCCCGGAGTGCGCGAAGGATTGGCTCAAGGATGAGGTTGACAGCGATCCGGAAGCCGTGGCACGGGCCATGGGGATCGCGATCATCGACATCCCGGAGGGCTGATATGAACCAGTGTGAGCGGATCTTGAAGTATCTGGATGAACACGGCAGTATCACACGGGCCGAGGCCATGAGCGAGTGCGGCATCGCCAATTTCACGGCGCGAGTCTCTGACTTGCGGCGGGACGGCGTGGCGCTGGACGTGGAGACGGTCACACAGAAGAACCGCTACGGCGAGACCGTGCGGTTTGCGAGATACAGGAGGAAAGAATGAACCTTTACGAAATTGACGCGGCCATTACGGCCTTGGTAGACCCGGAGACCGGCGAGATCAGCGACTTTGACGCCTTCGACCAACTGAGCATGGCACGGGATCAGAAAATCGAGAACATCGCGCTATATTACAAGAATCTGGTGGCGGATGCCGCTGCCTACAAGGCTGAGAAGCTCGCCTTTGCCGAACGGCAGAAGGCGGCGGAGAACAAGGCCCAGCGCCTCAAGGACTATCTGGCGTACGCCTTGCAGGGGCAGAAATTTGAATCCCCCCGCTGTGCGGTGAACTTCCGCAAGACTATTAGCGTGAATGTGGCTGACCCTGACACTGTTCTGGCATGGCTGCAGGACCACGCACATGAGGACTGCATCCAGTATGCGGAGCCGACCATCAGCAAGGCGGAGCTTGCCAAGATCCTGAAAACAGAAGCCGTCCCCGGCGCGGAGCTGGTGGATGGTTATAGCGTGGGAGTGAAGTAATGAATATCTATGAGAAAATCGCTGCCATCATGAAGGATGTGCAGTATCTGGCCAAGGATGACCATGTGTCCTTCGGATCCACCAGCTACAAGGCACTGTCAGAGGAAAAGGTCACCTCCATCATGCGGGCAGAACTGCTGAAATACAACCTTGTGGTGTTCCCCATCTCTCAGGCCACCAACCGCACCGGCAACATTACCCATGTGGACGTGGTGTACCGGATGGTCAACGTGGAGAACCCGGAGGAATCCATTGAGATTGCCTCCTGCGGGGATGGCGCAGACACACAGGACAAGGGTTCCGGTAAGGCCATGACCTATGCGTTCAAGTATATGTGGCTGCGGACCTTTGCTTTGCCCACCGGAGAGGACCCGGACAAAATCTCCACGGAGGAACTGGAATACAAGGCCAAGACCCAGCAGGAGTGTATCTGTGAACGGTGTCAGAAGCCCATCTACCCCGTGAAGAAGCGGGACGGGAAGCCGTGGGAAGTGGAGGATATGGTGACTTACAGCCGGAAGATGTTCGGCGCCCAGCTGTGCGGCGACTGCATGAAGTTGGCGAAGAAGGAGCAGGATCATGCAGGCTGATACATTCCGCTGGTCTATGGACAGTGCTGGGGACTGGCTCTGCATCCAGACCAAGGACGCACGGCGGACACTGGACAGCCTGAAACCCGGCAAGGTCTACGATGTGGAGATCAAGGAACACCAAAAAAAGCGGAGCCTCGACGCGAATGCGTACTTCTGGGTTCTGGTTGATCGGCTGGCTGAAAAGCTGCGGATTCCCAAAACGGAAATCTACCGACGGTATATCCGAGAGATCGGCGGCAATCATGAAATGGTCTGCGTGATCGATTCAGCCGTGGAAAAGCTGCGGAGCGGTTGGGAACACAATGGGCTGGGCTGGCAGACGGATACCATGCCAAGCAAGATTCCCGGCTGCACCAACGTGATTTTGTACTACGGCTCCAGCACCTACAACACCCGGCAAATGTCACATTTGATCGATATGGCGGTGCAGGACTGCGTGGAGCAAGGTATTGAGACCCTGCCTCCGGACAAGCTGGCAGGGATGATGGAGGAATGGAGATGCACAAAATGACAAAGGCAACGGCCATTCCGCAATCCGTGAAGGTTGTTGTATGGGCACGTGACAATCACCAGTGCGTGATTTGCGGGTCTCCCGCAGGTGCGCCGGTGGCCCATGTGGTACGGCGTTCGCAGGGCGGCAGAGGGATCGAGCAGAACATCGCAACCCTCTGCCCCCGCTGCCACCGCCTGTTTGACGAGGGGCCATTACGAGACCGCGAGCGCATCTATGTGCGGCTGGTTGCGCACATGAAAGCATTTTACCCGGATTGGAACCGGGAGGACATGATTTACAGAAAGGGAGCTATTTCATGTTGAACAGAATTATTGTGATGGGCCGGATGACCCGTGACCCTGAACTGCGCCGCACCAATAGCGGCACGGCGGTGGCATCCTTCTCTCTGGCTGTTGACCGGGACTTCAAGTCCCAGTCCGGCGAGAAGGAAACGGACTTCATTGATGTGGTGGCATGGCGCAACACCGCCGAATTTGCAAGCAAGTACTTCTCTAAGGGCCGCATGGCCGTGGTGGAGGGCCGTTTGCAGATCCGTGACTGGACCGACAAGGACGGCAACAAGCGCCGCACCGCCGAGATCGTGGCAGACAGCGTGTACTTTGGCGATTCCAAGCGGGACGGCGGGGAAACGGCGCAGAGCGAACCGCAGGGCGGTTTCAGCGAGATCGAGGATGATGGGGATTTTCCCTTCTGAGGTGACGTATGGGGAAGTGCTACGTTAAGGCTTACTACGATTGGATCGAGCAGACGGCAGCGCTGGAAGACGCTGAGCGCGGACGCTTGTTTGTAGCGATTCTGGAATACGCCCGGTCTGGTACTTTCCCGGAATTGTCCGGACGGGAAGCGGTGCTGTTTCCCGTTTTCCGGGCAATCATCGACCGGGACAACCAGAAAGCGGAAGTAAATTCCAAAAACGGTTCGCTTGGTGGGCGTGGTAATAAAGCGAATGAAAGCGAACAAAAGCGAAATGAAGCGACCGAAAGCGAACAAAAGGCTACTAAAGACATAAGACAAAAGACAGAAGACAAAAGACAAAAGACAGAGGACAAGAGTGTTATACGCGCGAAGCGCTTCACTCCCCCCACGCTCGCAGAGGTTCAGTCCTATGTGGCTGAACGCCATTCGCCGGTAGACCCGCAGGGGTTTATCGATTATTACGCCTCAAAGGGCTGGATGGTTGGCAAGACCCCCATGAAAGACTGGAAAGCGGCTTGCCGAAATGCGGAGAACTGGGAGCGGTGGCAGCGGAAGGGCACGACCAAATGCGAGGACGCTTGGGGGTATGTGTGATGATGCGGATCGTGGTTGATATTTACGGCGAGGACACGCAGGGCACGAAGGAGGCGGTGGCTATGCTGCTGGAGCCTCTGGGCCGTGTCCGGGTGGTCAGCGTAATTACCGATGGCAAGGAGGAAAAGCGGTGATTGCATTTGAGATCCCCTATCCGGCAACAAAACGCGGTAAAGCGGCGTGGAACAAGCGGTTTGGCCTAAACGCGTATTACGCCGGTAAGCACTGGTCGCAGCGGAAGAAGGACGCGGAAGAGCTGCACGAGCTGGCCCACTGGGCGATGCGCAAAGCAGGTATTGCAAAACGTCTGGTAAAACGCCCCGTCAAGGTGACATTTTTCTGGAATGACAATCTGGACATCGACAATCACGGCGCGCTGGGCAAGGCCTTTGTGGATGCGATGAAGGGCTACATACTGCCGGATGACAACCCTGAGTGGTTCCGCGCCGTGGAACACAAATTTTGGAGCGGAGATACGATCCGCGTGGAAATTGAGGAGGCAGAATGATGGATGCTGTAAATTTCTTGAAGGAAAGAGCACGGATGTGCGAGGCAAATCAAACTGGCGAAATGACCTGCGAAAACTGCGCCGCATACAAGGGGGTTTCGCAGTGCTATAAGCTGGGTGAACCGAAAGACCCAGAAAAGATGGTTGCTATCGTGGAACAGTGGGCCGCCGAGCACCCCGTCAAAACCAGACAGAGCGTGTTTCTTGAGCAGTTTCCAAATGCGCCAATATATACGAACACACATAACGTTGCTTTAGACCCATGCCTTGTTGATACAGCGTTACGCGGGCATTGCCCGACTGGAAGAGGCTGTGATATTTGTCGCCGCGAGTTCTGGATGCAGGAGGTGGAGGAATGACTCGTGAAGAGATTTTAGCCGCTGCCAAGCAGTGCGTGTGCGGAGGAAGGGAAACCGACTATGGAACGCCAGAGGACAGTTTCGGCCTGATTGGGCAATACTGGACGGTATACACCGGGCACATGATTACGGCGAAGGATGTTGCCATGATGATGGCACTGCTGAAAATCGCACGAATTCAGGGCAACCGGGCAACGGGCGATTGCTTCGTTGACCTCGCCGGTTACGCTGCCTGCGGCGGGGAATTTGAGGACGTATGAAAGTGTTGATAGCTTGCGAGGAATCTCAAGAAGTCTGTAAGGCGTTCCGGGCGCTGGGCCACGAGGCGTATAGCTGCGACATCCAGGAGCCGTCCGGCGGGCATCCTGAGTGGCACATCTTAGGCGATGTGCTTAATGCCATCGAGGGTGGGCAAGTGACCACTATGGACGGACAGACCCATGACGTGGGGCGGTGGGATATGATTATTGCTTTCCCGCCCTGCACCAAAACCAGCAACGCCGGAGCGCGGCACTTGTATAGGGGCGGCAAGCTCAATATCAAGCGGTATTATGAGGGTTTGTGCGGCAAAGCGCTGTTTTTAGCTATTTGGGCGGCGGATTGTGAAAAGGTTGTGATTGAGAATCCGACGCCGAGTAAAGTCTTTGAGTATCCAGAGCCAACCCAAGCCATACAGCCCTATCAATACGGGCACCCGTTTAGCAAAAAAACCTTGCTGTGGGAGCGTGGTGTCCGGCCGTTGGAGCCGACAAACATCGTTGAACCGACAGCAACATGGTGTCCGAGCGGCAGTTACAGCCATAAGCATGGGGAACAGCACAAAGGTATGTTTACCACGGATAGAGCGAAAAACCGCGCAAAGACCTTCCCCGGCATCGCCAGAGCCATGGCGGAGCAATGGGGCGGAGACATAAGGGAGAAACTATGAGAGATACAAACCTCGTAAATGCGCTGCGCCTAAAGTGTGGAGGAGGTAAGAAGATGGAACGAGACGTTATTGGAGCAATGCGGACAGCATTTGAGCAGTCCGCTGACCGGATCGTAGCCGCTGAGGAACATGCCCTGGTCTTGAAAAAAGAGATTGAGAAGCTGCGGGCGCAGCTGCCCCGGTGGATCCCAGTGGAAAAGCGGCTGCCTGAATACAATGCCAGAGTTCTGGTAATCGATGTGTACGCGGGAGATGGGGATGAATTTATTGCGATCTGGACGCGGGAAAAATACCCGGATGACCCAGACGGTTGTTGCTGGATTGATGAACGAGGCTGGTGGCATGCGCTTGATGAAGTTACGCATTGGATTCCGCTACCGGAACCGCCGGAGGCGGAGAAAGCATTGGAGGCGATGAAGGATGGCAACGGTTAAGTGTGCGCTTGGTAAGCGTGGGCGTCCGTCCCACGAATGGAATGACGGAAAGAAAGATCGTATCTACTGCCTCGGATGGGTTGACCCCATGACAGATGCCCCGTTGCCGGAATGCTTGGCTTGCCCCGATTTTGTCGACAAGGCACAGAATGACTTAGAGGCGTTTTATGGGAGGGAGGAAAGAACATGACGAAGCGTTTTTGTGATCTTTGCGGAAAAGAAATATTCAAGATTCAGGACACTTATAGGGTCAGCGTGGAGAGCAACGCAAGCATCTACGCAAGCAACCCGGGCATAGTGGATGTCATAGTGGATGTGGGGGAAATATGCCCTGCCTGCGCAAAGCGTATCCACCAGACTGTGCAAGACCTGAAACAGGAGGGCTGACAATGGGCGAATGCATTGAGAGGGAAGCGACAATTAAGCGCATCAAAGAAGTTTATTGCGTAGGCTGCAACAGCTACAACGGAGTAAGATGCCGTGCGTGTGGTACAGGTGACGCAATCGACATGATCGAAGATGCCCCAGCCGCCGACGTTGCCCCAATCGAAGCGCTGGAGCACCTGCGGGACGAGCTGTGCGCGCAGGACCTAATCACCATGGAGGGGCTGAGAAAGCTGAACGCGTTGATTGGGAAATACACAACGGTGCATGGCGGAGGTCAATGTGAATGATAGATAACGTGATGGTGAATATTGGCGCGGCCTTTATGATTGTCGGAGGTGTTGCGCTGGTGGCGATTGTTCTTAGCTTGTTAATCTATGCCGCCGGTTGGGCTTGGGTAGCTGTAAGTGATAAGTGGAGGGATATCCTCCGAGCAGAAAGCCTGATCTATGAATACCGCATGAATAGAGATGCCTATATCAAATGGAAGAAAAATGCGAATAAGGACGGAGGTGCTGACCATGCGGCTGATTGACGCAGAGTTATTGGAAGAACAGTTTGGAATTTCCGATGCAGATATTTTGGCAAAAGAAGAAATCCAATTCGCCCCCACCGTGGATGCCGTAGTTGTGACGCGGTGCAAGGATTGTCGGTCATACAACAAACCGAAAACGGGATGGTGTGAAGTCCATCTCGACCGTGAACATCCAGACGATTTTTGCAGCTACGGCAAGAGAAAGGATGGCGGGGATGGCTAAACAATCCGCTTATTTGCAACGGCGGGATGCGCAGTTGGATGCGGTCTTTTGGGCCGGTGCTGCGATGGCAGCGCAGTTTGCCGTTGACACTTTGCAGATGACTATGCACCAGCAGGAAGGCTGGGGTTATGATCGCATCATGCGCGTCACGCACGAGTGGATGGAGACCCAGCGGGAATACAGGCCTGCCTTAAACTGCAAGGACCCGGAGGCAGACGTCCGGCAGGTGCACATGGATCGGGTGCTGGCGCAGATTATCAACGGGAAGGCGGAGCTGATCCCATTCCCGGACAGATATAAGGATTTGAAAAAGGTCCGTTACGGGAGGTAACT